TTTTGCGACCGTGTCCGTATTGCTATTCGGATTGTTCAATGATCGGGTTAGCAACGACAAGGTATTTGAAATTATTGGTCCAGCGTTTAATACTGTAGTTGGTGCATTTGTTGGTCTACTAGGTGGCTTATCCCTAAACCGTAATAGCGGTAGTGGTGGCTGGAGTGGCAAAAAGGATAATTGAATTGCGTCTTAAAGATTTTGAAATACACTCTACCGGTAAATTGGACCATATTCTGGCTAACTGCTGTAAAATTGTTTTAGATAAGCATGAGCAGGACCCGCAATATTGGGGTATGGTAGGTGCTTGTGTTCTTGGCACAGGTGGCAAAATTGCATACGGGGTGAATCATGTAGTAGATGAAGGGGGACTACGTGATCATGCTGAAGTGGTGGCATTAAAAAATTATATTAATCGCTATGGCGGTGGTGCAGTAGATGGCTCAATTGTAATAACTACACTAAGTCCATGTAGCACTGATATTGATCAGCCGGGTGGGATAAATTGTGTAAACTATATAGAGGGCCATGATATAAAGAAAGTTTATTGCGGATGGAGTGATCCAACCCAGGATTACACAGAAAATTACAAGCATAAACATTTCCATATACAAGAAACCCGTAATAAGAAATTACAGGAATTATGCCGCCGTATGGCAGCCACATTCCTTGGCAAACAGTAATCCAAAATCTATTGACCGCCGCGGCCGTTGATGTATAATAGTCTATACCAATTTACAGGAGTAAACATGTCAGACCAAAACGATACCCCGGGATCCTTCAGTGGCGAACAAAAACTAAAATTAAACCAATTAATTAATGAAGGGATGCAGGTATTGCACGAAGTTGATACACTACAAAGTGGACTAAACGACACAATCAAGGCAGTCGCTGAGGAATTAAATATTAAAACTACTGTACTTAAGAAGGCAATCAAAGTTGCCCACAAAGCAGAATTTGGCAAAACTCAAAAAGAGCAAGAACTACTAGAAACAATTCTTACTGCCGTCGGCAAAACACTGTAAATAACTGATGAGTTACATTGACGCTATCCTTAACCGGGATAACGATACTATTACCGTTGTTGAACGTGGTGGTGATGGCACACGGCGTACAGTAGAATATCCATGTAACTGGACATTCTACTATAAGGACCCTAAAGGCAAATACCGTAGTGTGTACAGTGACCAACTGAGCCGTTACAGCACCCGTAAACGTGCCGAGTTCCAAAAAGAACTTAAGATAATGCATAATAAGGGCATATTTGAAAGCGATGTTAATATTGTTTTCAGGTGCCTGGCGGATAATTATCTAGGCAAGCCTGTACCTAAACTGCACACTGCCTTCTTCGACATTGAAACGGATTTCAACCCCGAACGTGGATTTGCACCAATTGATGATCCTTTTAATCCAGTAACTGCTATATCCATCTATATGGATTGGCTTGGTGAATTAGTTACACTTGTAGTGCCACCACGCCACATGACCGCTGATACCGCCGATGAAATTGCTGGTGAGTTTACAAACACTTTCGTCTTTACCAATGAGATTGAAATGTTTGAAACATTTTTCCAGATTATTGAAGATGCAGATGTATTAACCGGCTGGAATTCAGAGGGTTACGATATTCCTTATATGGTAAACCGTATTACCAGGGTTATGAGTAAAGATGACACCCGTAAATTCTGCCTAGGTGGCCATCTACCAAAGCCTAAAACATATGAACGTTTTGGTAAAGAGGAAACAACCTATGAATTGGTAGGCCGTGTACATATGGACTACCTTGAACTATATAAAAAGTATAATTATGAACAACGCCATAGTTATAAGTTAGATTACATTGGTGAAATGGAGGTTGGTGAAAACAAGACCCAGTATGAGGGAACACTTGACCAACTATACAATAGAGATTGGCGGCAATTTATTGTATATAATCGCCAAGACACAATGTTGCTTTATAAGATCCACGATAAATTAAAATTTCTGGATCTAGCAAACCAACTAGCCCATGAAAATACAGTATTACTACCAACTGTAATGGGTTCAGTGGCAATGATTGAGCAAGCAGTAATTAATGAAGCCCACAACCGTGGATTAATTGTAGGTGATAAGGAGCGTAAAAATGGTGAAAGTGATGAAACAACAGCAGCCGGTGCCTATGTTGCTACGCCCAAAAGGGGCATCAACGAGTGGGTCGCAGCGGTCGACATTAACAGTCTCTACCCGTCAACAATCCGCGCTCTTAACATGGCGCCCGAAACAATTGTTGGACAACTCAGACCAACCCTGACAGAAGAATACATAGACGCCAAAAAAACAAGGCTGGCTGCAGGCAAAAAGGGTAAAGAAGCAGATGATATATCTGGTCCCATTCTATGGGAAGGTCTATTCGGTTCACTAGAGTATACCGCAGTAATGAACCAAGAACGTGGTACATTAATAACCATTGATTGGGAACGTGGTGGTAGTGATGAGGCAAGTGCAGCCGAAGTATGGCGTATGATATTTGATAGCGGCCAGCCATGGATGCTTAGTGCCAACGGTACCATATTTACATATGAAACTGAAGGTGTAATACCTGGACTACTCACCCGGTGGTATAGTGAACGTAAGAGTATACAAAAACAATTAAAAGAATCAACCACAAAAGAAGATATTGAATTCTACGATAAACGCCAACTAGTACGTAAAATTTTGCTTAACAGTGCCTATGGTGCTCTATTGAACCAGCATTGCCGATTCTATGATAAACGTATTGGTCAATCTACCACCCTAAATGGTCGGCAGATTGTTAAGCACATGAGTGCCCAACTAAACCAATTTATTACAGGCAAATATGATCACACCGGAGATGCTATAGTTTATGGCGATACGGATAGTTGCTATTTTTCCGTATGGCCGGTAATTAAAGACCAGGTAGCACAAGGTAAGTTAGAATGGGGTAAAGAGGCAGCCATAGAATTATATGATAGTATAGCCGAACAAACCAATGCAACGTTTCCTGAATTTATGGAACGCGCCTTCCATTGCCCACGAAAGAATGGCGCAATTATTAAGGCAGGCCGTGAATTGGTAGGTGACCGCAGCCTCTTTATTACAAAGAAACGGTATGCCATCAACATCTATGACAAAGAAGGTAAACGCAAGGACGTTGATGGTAGGATAGGTCAAATTAAAGCCATGGGCTTAGACCTAAAACGTAGCGATACACCTAAGTTTGTACAAGAATTCTTATATGATGTTCTATATAATGTTCTTGCTGGTAAGTCTAAGGAAGAAGTGGTTGAACAAATTAAGGAATTCAAACGCAATCTACAGGAGTTACCTAGTTGGCGTAAGGGTTCACCTAAAACGGTAAACAACTTAACAATGTATGCCAACAAGGCCGCCGCGGCGGCAAAGAAGATAGGTGGTATGTGGAATATAGGTGAACAGTCGGGTGACACAAACATGCCAGGACATGTTCGTGCCAGCCTTAATTACAACTACCTACGTAAATTGCACGGTGATAATTATAGCCAGCAGATTATGGATGGTATGCGTATAGTGGTTTGTAAACTAAAGGATAATCCGCTAGGATTTACCTCTGTTGCCTACCCAACTGATGAATTACGTTTACCAAAATGGTTCCTGGATTTACCATTTGATGATCCAGAAATGGAACGTGTATTAGTGGATGAAAAGATTGATAACCTGTTAGGTGTACTTGACTGGGATATTCGTAGAGCAACGGATGTAACGTCAACAGTTAGCGATCTTTTTGTTTTTGGATAAACATAATTTGCAATCAAGTTACACCTAATATATTATTAACACATAAGGATGATACCATGAAAGATATTTTACAGGACATTATTAACCATACGCTGAACTTGGGTGATATTGACACGCTCAAGGTTGTAGGTACTGCAACAGAAACGGTAGTTACTGGCAAGACAGAAAAGAATACAGTCTTTATGTCTGGTAAATTCAAGACACCAGTTGCAGATTTTATTGGCACTTTTGGTATGCCTAATCTACCTAAACTAAAGACGATTCTAGGATTTAGCGAAGAGTATGATGAAAATGCTAAAATTACCGTTCTTAAGCAGAAGGTGGAGGCAATAGATCAGCCTGCAACTATCCACTTTGAAAATAAGGCAGGCGACTTTGTTAACGATTATCGCTTAATGGATAAGACAATCGTTGAAAGCAAAGTACCAAATGTAGTGTTTAAGGGCACTAAGTGGGATACAGATTTTGAACCCACTGTTGCTGGTATTCAACGTCTTAAGAAGCAGAGTATGCTACATAGTGAAGATGAAGTATTTAAGACCACCCTTAAGGGAGGTAACTTGAATGTTACGTTTGGTAATCCATCCAACTATAGTGGTAACTTTGTGTTCCACTCTGGTTTAAGTGGTGCCTTGACTAAGACACTGGGTTGGCCAGTTAAGCAGTTTATTTCAATTATGGATCTACTTGGTGACAAGCATATCTATATTACTGATCAAGGTGCAATGCGTATTACTGTTGATAGTGGTATTGCAGAATATGAGTATCTACTGCCAGCGCAGAGCAAGTAATAGAAAAATCATAAAACTTTCAAGGAGTAATTATGTCATACAGGGAACGTATCCGTCACTTGGAACAATTACACGAAGAAATTGACCGTGAAATCGATAAAATGGAAAAGAACCATCCCCACGTCGAGGAGGTTAAAGTCCATGACATGAAGAAGAAGCGGCTTGCTTACCGGGATGAATTAAGCCGGCTACGCAAACTACAATGGGAAGAGGATCACGAACGAGTAGATTTTGATGACGACCGGTGATTTTTTGGATCAACACAGGGCAGCACTGGATGAACGGATTATCCGTGTAATATATAAGTCCAAAAAGTTTGCAAAAATAGTGTATACAGCGCATAATGTATATGTTACTATTGAAGTTCAACTAAAAGAAATTCCAACGGATACATATGATTGGCTGAATGAATCGGCAAGATTTATTTACGGCAGATATAGCAATGATGTAAATCGTGTGGAAAAATTATATGCACTAATTGCACAACGTTGGCCGGACAGCGACGTTATAGTGAGCGAATTAACAAGTGATGGTAGTGGCACTACCACACATTTTAATACAAGTTACCTTAGCCAAGTAACAAAAGTTTAAGGAAAAATTATGTCAAAGCAACAATGGCAACCAAACCCCAAGATCAATCAAATTTTTGATGACTTGGATAAGTACCGAGAATTTTGTGTTGACTGGGGTTATGTATTTGATGAAAAAACCCTATATGATATGCGCCATTATTCATGGCAACAATATCAAAAGTTTTTAGGCCACAAGAATTTCAAGGACGGTTGGACAGAGGACGCTAAGAAGATGACCGCAATCACATTTGAGGACTAAACTATGTATGATTTACTAATAGGTTTTCTACTTGGACTTGCAGCATTTCCAATTTTATCTATTTGGTGGGATATCTACAAAAAATCACCTGGCTGCACTGGTTCATGCAGGCAAGGTCGACTTAAGTGTGATTGCAGGTAATAAGTATGGGTTTCCGTAAGCCATTAGACTTTAATGCAGTTTATCACCAACTGTATATGACTGGTGTAGAAATTATGTCTGAGAAAAACGACGGTTATACCCAGTGGGAATTAAAGAGGGATCTATACCAAATACAGAGCCTGATTGATACAATAATCCAAAATTCACCAGTGTTTGTCGGTGAAGAGGAGTATCTCAAAGAACGTCAGCAGCGTAAATTGGTAAGGATACTTGAACAGTGATCTTTAACAAAATTAAAGAATTAAAGGCTAAGGGAACCCGTATAGGTATTGTATTCAGTAGTTTCGATCTACTACATGCAGGGCATATTGCCATGCTTGCTGAGTCGAAAAATCACTGTGATTACCTAATTGCCGCGCTACAAACAGACCCAACGATTGATCGTCCAGCAACAAAAAATAAACCTGTACAATCAATCGTTGAGCGGCAAATACAACTTGCCGCCACAAGATATGTTGATGAAATTGTAGTATATCAAACAGAAAAAGACCTTGAAGACTTGTTACTAATTCTACCAGTTGATGTACGTATACTTGGCATAGAATACCACGGCACCGAATTCACCGGTCGTGATATATGCAATAAACGCGGCATAGAACTAGTATATAACAGTCGTGATCACAGTTTTAGTTCAAGTAATCTGCGCCGGCGTGTGGCAGAGGCAGAACTAAATAAATAATGGTAGAATGTTATTGGCCAGAAAAACAAGTGTGTCCGTGGCATGCAGTTTTTACATGTAGTTGCCAGGATGGATTTGATGCCTACCGTGCTGCAACAAATTATGGCGAGACTTTGGTTGCCATGGGTTTGTCGGAAAACTATGTGTTGGTAAATACAACTAGTGACACCATAGTCGAATTCCACACCATACCCAGAAATAGTGGTGGTCCTAGTGCTGCACAATATCTGGAGTTAATTTTTGACAATAAATATAACCCCTGTTAAACTACAGGAATCTACAATCACCTGTAAAATTATGAAGCGTCTAGGTATAGTTTGCAAATGGATTGACACACCCGACCAAATCGAGAGTGTTAAGCCAAAAGATGATGCCAAAAAGTACAATACTGCTACAACTACGGTTGCCTGGCTATCTAGGCAGAAACGTGAAGTGGCAGAAGAGCGTTTATGGCAGATTATGGAACAAAATATCAGTAGTATTGGTTTGCTAATCAGCCGTGTTGGTGATCTGGAACCAGAAATGCGTATGGTACGCCTTAGCAGTGAAGTATTTCCATGTTATACAGAGCCAGCATGGCGTTATTTCTGGTTCAGGCCAGATGTTAGGGCATATGCAGAAAAACATCTTCTACCCGTTGGTGACATTGCACGTGCTAAAGGTGTACGCCTATCATTCCATCCTGGACCATTTACCGTACTAGCAAGTGATCGTCCAGCCATCGTAGAGTTGTCTATCCAAGAAATGGAATACCATGCTGATATCGTGCGTTGGCTAGGTTTTGGTAAGACTTTTCAGGACTTTAAGATTAATATCCACATTAGTGGTAAACGTGGTCCGGACGGTGTACGCCAAAATTATGGCCGTCTAAGCCCCGAAGCACGTAATTGCTTAACTATTGAGAATGAGGAAATGACATATGGACTTGATCAGTGTCTTGGTCTTAGCGATATTGTACCTATTGTATTGGACATCCACCACCACTGGACCCGCGAAGGTGAATACATTCAGGCCAGTGACCCGCGCATTAGCCGTATTATTGATAGTTGGCGTGGCGTTCGCCCTGTCATACATTACAGTGTTAGCAGGGAAGAACATCTTGTCGGTCACGCCAGCGATAGACTACCCGCCCATGATGCGCTAATTAGTAGCGGTTTAAATAAGCAAAAACTTAGGGCGCATTCAGATTTTTACTGGAATACTGCGGTTAATAGTTGGGCACTTAGTCATTGGCAGTGGGCTGATATTATGTGCGAGTGCAAGTCTAAAAATCTTGGTACTAGACAATTGTGGCAGCAGGCCAAAAATGCTGGGCTAATTAGCCAGTAGTAAATACGTACAAATGTTTAACAAATTACGTAATCTATTGTCAGGTAATAGTGGACAGGCACCCACTGAACCAAATACAGTTCAACCACCCAAAAAAATTAAGAGGAATAGGAAACCTAAAGAGGTTGCACCCCAACTTTCTAGTAAGGAACAGGCAACTCTTGCCGGTGAACCATACGTTGCTATACTAAAGGTAGAAGTAGATCCTAAAAATATCAATTCCGGCAGTTTTGAGTTGGACTGGAATGATAAATTTGTAATAAATTTGGTCAAGTCTGGGTATAAAATGCGTCCAGATGATACTGATCAGGTAATTGTGGATAGATGGTTTCAAACCGTTTGTCGCAATATTGCCTTAGAAGTATATGAACAGCAGGAAGCGGATCCTACCAACAGGGACGGCGATGATACTAGGCGAATCCAGCAAAAAAATTTAGGAAATGGACGAACCGAGGTTAGTTAAGTTTGCATAATAATACTACTAGTGTTAATATACGCATACTTACACAGTTAAAACTAACATGAAATATATTCTTATCGATGGTGCCAACACTTTTTTCAAGAGCCGGCACATTGCTAGCAGGCATGCAGATGACTGGGCAAAGATCGGCATGGCACTACATCTTACCATTAGCAGTGTACAGACCATTGTTCGTAGGTATATTGGCGGTGATCCAGTGCATGTTGTATTCTGCCTAGAGGGTCGTAGTTGGCGTAAGGACTTCTACGAGCCATACAAGCGTAACCGCCAAGTTAAGCAGGCTAGTCTAACACCATCAGAGGCAGCCCTTGATAAGATGTTCTGGGAAACATATGAGGGGTTTACAGATTGGCTACGTACTAAAACCAATGTTAGTGTGCTACGTTGTCCAACCGCAGAGGCAGATGACCTTATTGCGCGGTTTATCCATCTTCACCCAGATGATGAACACTGGATTGTTAGTAGTGATGGTGACTTTGCACAACTAATTACACATAATGTAAAGCAGTACAATAGTGTTAGTGGACACCTAATTACTCTGGATGGTTATATTGATGACCGTGGTCGTCCAGTTAAAGACAAAAAGACTGGCGGCGTTAAGCAACTAGGTGATCCTGGCTACTTGCTTTTTGAAAAGTGTATGCGTGGTGATACTAGCGACAATGTGTTTAGTGCCTATCCAGGTGTGCGTACCAAAAGCACTAAGAAAAGTGTAGGCTTAGTTGAGGCGTATGCTGATCGCCAGACCAAGGGTTTTAATTGGAATAATATTATGCTCCAGCGTTGGGTTGACCACAGTGGCTTAGAACACCGGGTATTAGATGACTATTTGCGTAATGTTACACTGTGTGATCTAACGGCTCAGCCAGAAGAGATTAAAGCAGAAGTTGACCGCTGTGTGCACGAAGGTCTACGTTCTACGCCGGTGTCAGGCGTTGGTGTACATTTCATGAAATTTTGTGCTAAGTTTGAATTGACTAAACTCAGTGAACAAGCAGCGTCATATTCTAAATGGCTGAACAACCCATACACTGGGGTTTTGTGTAAAAAGTAAAGAGGTTAAAATGAGGCTTATTTTTGATGAGTACGATGGTTATTATGTTTGGGTCGCCGACGAGGACGAAACTGACGAATTGAGTCCACGATTTGACGAGGAACATGATGCCATGCAATGGCGGCAACGTATGAAAAAGATTTTCACAGGCAAATAAGTAGAAATAATTATTATGCGTAATCGCCACGGTGATGAATACAGTTTCCAGAAAGTTGATACTAACACTTACACAGTTGTTGGTGAATTAAAATGGTGGCGGTATGGTGGTCAAGAAGGTCAACAAACAATTGACTACAATAACTTGGGGTTTGTTGACCCTAGCGGTGGTCCATTTATTTCTCTTGGTTATCAAATTGAAGGGCGCAAGATTGTTCGTATTAGTAGTAATGGTGAACAAATTTTGTTTGAGGTTGAAGAATGAAAAAAAATATCTTAGAACTTGCCAAGCAGGCCAAACTTAAGTTTTCTTCTGAAGAGAGTTTAAGTCCTGCAGAAGAAAAGTTCGCCGAGTTGATTGTGAAAGAATGTGCTGACATTGCTACAAATCGGTATCAGCGACTAATGGATGGTGGTAAAGCAATCAAACAACATTTCGGAGTTGAATGATGCCTACTAAACTAATAGTAGATGAATATACTAAATCAAAAATGCCAGAGTACATTGGGCTAACACTAATACCAAAATACTGGCACTGCGATAATGAAGATTTGATCTATTGTGAGTGTTTAGAAAATCCACAATTAGATGGTTACATTTTTTATCTTTTTCTAGAGAATTGGAATATAGAAACCGACTTTAGGTTTGGAGTTGAATGATGAACGAACGAATTCGAAAACTTGCCAAACAGGCTGATAAATGGGCCGCTGAAGAATTCCATCAATTGTTTTTGGATAATATCAATGCCGATAGACAAGAACTATTCAACAAAAAGTTCGCCGAGTTGTTGATCAGGGAATGTATCAATATCGCATACGAGTATGACAAACCTAAACTGTCTGGACCGGGACTTGCCATTGCCAGCTATATTGAATCACATTTTGATATTTACATTGAAGAGGACGGCAGGTTTGTAAAATGAACGAACAACCGATGATCAAAAACAAGTACGATCAGATTCAAAAAAAACTCAAGAGTGTACAGT